ATACATGGTAATGGTATCACTCTTTGGACAGGTGTTTATTATCCAAAAGGTTTAGAAGAAGTTGATGACCTAGATGATTTTGATTCAAAAAAATATTTTCAATATACTGTTAGTAAAACTCCTGGCTCACTAGTTTTGAAAGACCCATCTGGAACTGCTAAAAGACAAGTAAAATCTGGTTTAGTAGATCAAAGATATTATTCTACTAACTTTAGTGTAGTTCCAAGAGAGTCTTTACTTGTTCTTTTTCCTGCCTACATGGAACATTATGTAACACCAACAATAGATAACTCAAAAAGATATAGTATATCTTTTGCGTTCCAAAGAACGCCACCCCAAATAACAGTAGGATATTAGTATGCAAGAACCAACATTTGAAGTAAAGAGTACTTTACAAACACCAAAAAAGTTTTCATTAGAAATAGAAAATATTGCTAAAGATAAACGTATCTCTCACATGGATGCAGTAATTCATTATTGTTATCAAAATGATATAGAACCAGATACAGTAGGTAGACTTATAACCAAAAGTCTTAAAGAAAAAATTGAGGCAAATGCAAGAGAATTAAATTATTTAGAAAGACAAGCAAAATTGCCAATTTAATACTTGACATTAAGCTTAAATTAGTGTAATATGGAACTTATAAATTAACAAACTTGGAGTGGATATGGAAATGCCCGATAAATTAGTTATTGAACAACTTAAGGCTCAGGTCAAAGGGTTGCAATATGACTGTGCAGAACTGCAAAAGAAAAATGACGAACTTTCAGAAAGATGTAAAAAACTTGCATCTCGTCAACCAGAGTGGCCCAAAGGATATCGTCCTACAAGAAGAAAGTTCCATGAACGTAAAGTTAATTGATTTTATGGGTAGCGATTTATCTGTGGTAAACGCTGCCCGTGTTTCATTTTCTAAAGAATCAAAATTAGAGTGGAAGGAGAAAGAATATTCTTCTACCATGTATGAACAAGTATTAAGTGATAAAGATAAAAAATTAATTAAATATCTTGCAGAACATAATCATTGGAGTCCTTTTGGTCATGCATCTGTACAGCTTCATGTCAAGGCTCCTGTGTTTGTTGCAAGACAATTAGTTAAGCATCAAGTTGGTTTAGTGTGGAATGAAGTATCACGAAGATATGTAAATAATGAACCAGAGTTTTATATTCCAAAAGTTTGGCGAAAAAAACCAGAGGGTAGTATTAAACAAGGTTCTAGTGAGGAAACTGTAGAGTACGATATAGCAGGTACAATAGAATATACAAAACAAACATACAAAAATCTTTTAAAAGAAGGTATAGCTCCAGAAATGGCCAGAATGGTTTTACCACAAAATATGTACACAGAATGGTATTGGAGTGGAACATTGTATGCTTTTGCTAGAGTATGTGAGTTAAGATGTAAAGATGACTCACAAAGAGAAACAAGAGATATTGCTTGGATGATAGACAAAATAGTTAAAAAGAAATTTCCTGTATCGTGGGAAGCATTGAGGACGAATTGAAAACACACATAATTTATGGAAATGGTGAGTCAAGACCTAGAAAACCACTTAGTGGTAATTTTACATCATGGGGATGTAATGCAATATATCGCGATTTTGTAGTTGACAATTTAGTTTCTATAGACTATACTATGCAACAAGAAATATATGAATCAAATTATCCATTGACACATAAATGTTGGTTTTTTAATTGGGAAGTTTTACCACCAGAATTTGATGTAAATATGATAAAAGAAACGTATTCAGACCAACCATTGTTTGAAACTCCCAAGAAAGATAGAAAATTTTGTGTAGTACAAGGTAAAACAAAAGAAACAGTTGAGTCAAATTTAAAAGAAATGTTACAACATAATCCAAACCTAGATGTAGATGATTTTATGAGAAAGGCTGGCCACCATGTTGGAATGTATATAACTTGGGTTGAAGAGAATGACCAAGTAAAAAATATAGATTATCCTAAAGGATGGTCTGCAGGGAATACCGCACTACATCTTGCTTGTCAAGAGGGTGCAGAAGAAATATATATGTTAGGGTTTGATGGAAGTGATTATAGCAAACCTATAAATAATGTATATAAGGGTAGTAAGAATTATCTGCCTGAAGATAGTCGTGGTTTTAACACGATTAACTGGGATAACCAATTTAAAATGATACAGAGGGATTTTCCTAATGTTGATTTTTATAAGGTTGGAACAGATTTAACATACGAAGAATTAAATAATATCATACGTTAACATAAGGAGACAATAAATGTCATTAGATACGTTAAAAAGAACCAACTCACTTGATAAACTTCTAGGTGCAGTTCAACAAGAGAATGCACCACTAGAAAAAAAATCATATAAAGACGAAAGATTGTGGAAACCAGAGCTTGATAAGTCTGGTAATGGATATGCAGTAATTCGTTTTCTTCCTGCGATTGAAGGTGAAGATATGCCTTGGGCTAAAATTTGGAATCATGCATTTCAAGGCCCAACTGGTCAATGGTATATTGAAAACTCTCTAACTACTATCGGTCAAAAAGACCCTGTATCAGAGTTGAATACCACATATTGGAATACTGGTCTTGAATCAGACAAAGAGATTGCTCGTAAACAAAAAAGAAAACTACAATATTATTCTAACATATATGTTGTAAGTGATGCGAAACACCCAGAAAATGAGGGTAAAGTTTTCTTATTTAGATATGGCAAAAAAATCTTTGATAAACTGATGGCAGCAATGCAACCAGAGTTTGAAGATGAATCACCAATCAACCCATTTGATTTTTGGGAAGGTGCAAACTTTAAACTAAAAATTCGTAAAGTTGATGGTTATTGGAATTATGATAAATCTGAATTTGAAGCCCCATCTGCTCTATTTGATAATGATGCCCAAATCGAACAAGTTTGGAAAACAGCTTATCCACTTGCAGACTTTACTGCACCAACAAATTTTAAATCATATGAAGAGTTAAAAACTCGACTTGATACTGTTCTATCTGGAACTGTTACTGTTGGAAATGTGGTTGATGATATTGAAGAGTCAATTACTGTTCAATCATCACCAAAAGTGGATACTAAACCTGTAGAGAGAGTAGAAACTGTCACTGCAGATTTGGAAGAAGATGATACAATGTCATACTTTGAGAAGTTGGCTAAAGAATAGGTCTGGTCATCCTGCTCAGAAGCTAAAGGCCTCACTGGCATCTGACCAAACGACTAATGCTCCCCTTAGTGCACAAATTTTGGGGGGCATTTTTTTATTGTGCACCAGCAATTGACATAAGATAAGGGTCACCCTCTACTTTACTAGATGTAACAACAGTATCACCACTCACATTATTAGTGCCACCAACAACAACTGCAGTACTACCACCGCGGCCTCCAGCAAATATAGAACTATAATCAGCTGGAGTCAGCTGATCAGCATTTCTTGGTGGTTTGGGTGCGTAATCACCAGTTTTATCTATGAAGTCTAATAACCCCTGACCTGCTGAAAATGTTCCCATTACTTTTCTTATGGGTTGATATCCAAAGGTGGAAAAATTAACAATTGGTTCAAGTACTTTACGAAGTATGTCACTAAATGCATCACTAATTATTGCACCTAAATCTGGTATTTCTGGTAATTTTATATCTGATGCTTTAAATCCTAATTTGTCCTCTACCATCTTTTTTACATCAGAAAAATCTGGTAATTTAAGACCTGTCATGTTTTCTGCAGATGTTTTAAAATCTGTCATTGCTTTACTAAAATCATCCATACTAGGAAGTTCAAATTTCTTTACTTTTTCTTTAAAATTAGTAAAACTAGTTTTTACATCATCAAGTGTAGGCATCTTTAAATTTTTCATATCAGTTACAAAACTATCAAATTTAGCTTTCATTTCCTCTGTGGTCGGTAATTTTATATCTGGTAATTCAAATCCAGTAAATTCTTCAAACTTAGTTGATACAAGTGTTATTCCACTATTAACAGAAGATATTGCACTGTCCATTCTTTTTTTAATATTTTCACTTGTAAGTTCTGTACTTACAGCTGTTTTAAATTTATCAAAAGATTCTGTTGTTGCAGTCCATGCATTACTGATTGCGGATTGTATACCATCTATACCTTTTTGAAATGTTTCTTGTGAAACAAGTCCAAATGTTAATCCAGATGCAGCACCTGCTAAACCAGCTTCAACTGACTTTCCAAGATCACCACTTTCTTTATATTCTGTGATACCTGCAGTTAGTCCATCATATATTCCAACAGCAGCAGTTACAGCTAAACCCACGCCAGGGATAAATTTTCCACCTGCAAGTATACCTCTACCTAAACCTTTTAAAAATGTACTTTTAGGAACAGATTTAGCAAACTGTCCTGCTCCCTTTTGGCCAGGTGCGACAACCATTTTACCAGCTTTGTTTTTAACTAGTTGTCTTCCTTGTGCATCTACATTTCCACCTAAACCACCAGACGCACGACTTAAACCTGTACCAAAAGAACTAGCTGCAGCCACTAAACCTCTTACACCCAATCTAAGAAGTTTTAAAGATTTTAAAGGATTTAATAATGCAGTTACTGCTGCTAGACCCAAAAGAAATTTACTAGAATCACCTGTAAATATTTCTTTAAAATTTTCCCAAGTTGGGTTTTCAGTAAATGCTAAAAAATCATCAGCAAACTCTGTTATGGAAACAAAAAAAGTTTCTAATGCACCAGCGAGAGCTGGAATTATTCTTTCTTTTAATTTTTGCCAAGTTTCACTTTGCAAGAACGCTACCAGTGCACCAAGTGCAGCAACAGTTCCTAATGCACTAAGTACGCCTTGTGTACCACCTGGCACTAAACTATCGAGTTTACTACCAAGCTTACCTAATGCACCACCGACATAAGAGTTTTCCCCAAAAAACTTTTCAAATCTACCCTCTTGTAGTTTTGCTTCTTCTGCGGCAATCTCCTCTTTTGCTGCCCTAGAGGTTGCACCTTGTTTTCTAAGAGCTAATTCTGCTTTCTTGATACGAAGTTCTTCATCTCTATATGCTTGACTGTCTTTGGCTTCCAGACCAGCATCTTTCATGGCCTTTTCTGATGCTTCTAATTGTTCTTTGGCAACTTTAATTTGTTCTGCCTGAGCAAGTCTAGCATCTAAATTACTTTTACTTAATTCAGCTGCTAACTTTTGTATACCTGTGGTCAGTTGATCGGCCATTAATTTTTACCTATTATCTTTTACCTGTATCGAACTACTCTTCTTTGCTGCAATAGCCTCTTTACCA